TAATGGGTGGTAGCATGTCATTAGATTCTATAACCACCACGCATAACTGTTGCGAAATTGCGGCTTTTTACTCGCATTGCTGTTCGTGTAAATAGCTTACCGCTTTTCTTTCGTGACATCGATTTTCTGTACATCGCTTTGCTCCTTTAGATATACAAATATATCCCCATTGGGATTTGGTACTGGCAAAGCATTAAATTCGATTTTGATATTGGTATCGTTTTCGAAAGCTTTTCCTAAAACTGTCCAATACACTTTTTCGTTTTTTACCTTTGCCGTTAACACGTCAAATTTCTTTTTTTCCACGTTTCCACCTCCTAGTGGTGTCACTCCGCACAGTTACATCAAGTAGGTAACTGTACGGATGCTCCTATTCGTCGCTTTCGGCTGCTTCGCCAGCTATATCGCTTGCTGGCTTCTCAGCCTTTTTCGCTGACCCAGAAGGGGCATCAGCAGGTAAGGGAGGCGCTTCCTTCAGCCCCATCTGGATCATCTTCTCTTCGTTTTTTGGATCAGTAGCAAACTCAAAAAACGCTCCTGCGTCATTATCAAACATCTTGCGCAGCTCAGCTGGCAACATTCCAAATGACGCATTTGCGCTGTTTACCATATCCAGCGCCTCACGATACTCGTTAACCTCGCTATAATCGCCATATTGCGCAACACCACGCGCCACATGACTGATGATACCTGTACGATCATGTTTCTTAATGATCGTCTTAATGTCTGCTTCCTGGGCAAAATGTTGTTGTGTTAAACTCTCGCCTGTTGTTTCAAACGAAACTCTTTCTCTTTCACCATAAGGTGTTTTAAACGCTATTTTGCTCATTTGCTCATTCCTTTAATAAATGGTGGTTTCAAACCTTCCGGCAAAATTTCATCCAGCAAACCTCCAAAAAAATCGGTTGCTTTACTGAAATCGAAATTACCACTCGACTTGCTTTGCGGATATTTTCTTAAGTTTACCTCTGGTCTTTTATATTCAACCGCTGATGCAGCGTTCTTAACCGCATTTGCAGCAGCTGCTATTTGACCAACTTTTGTGTTCATTACCGCTGCCGGGACGCCTATTGATTTTGTAAATTGATTCAATTGCATTTGCTGTTTAATCTGTTCAGCTGTAGCCATTCCTTCTAGAGCAGTTGCAATTAAATTTGGCGCACCTGGCGCCATTGATCCGCTTCCTGCAAATCCACTACCTTGCGCGCCGCTTACATTTCCAGCACCACCTTGTTGATACGCCAACATTGGATTTAATCCAGCTGACCTCATATCAGCCATTGCTCGCTGATATTGTGTATTGCTCATACGTTCTTGAAACGCACGATTTCTTGATGCCTCTCTTGCGCTAAACGCTTCTGCTTGCCTTGCTTGGGCATCACTAAAAAACCTATTTCGTGATGCTTCTGCTTTATCCGATTGTCGCTGTAATGCTCCACCAAGTAAACCTGCACCTGCATTAAAGATATTGCCTGCGCCAACTGCTGAAACAATTGAATTAAACAGTCCCATTACAAGCCTCCACAGCTATTGCTAAAGCACCAGCAAAGCTACAAACAACATCAGCCCAATCACCCAGCTCGTTAGCCACAAGCCAAACCACAAGCGCACCAATAAGCGCAGGCGCAACATACTTGCGAGTAACATGCAAAATAATAGCGAACTTAGTGCTATCCATATCATCACCTAGAAATGATCGATTAGCCCAGGGACACTATAAGTCGGCATTGGCCTTGCACATTTCAGATCAAAATATGCATCCAAAATAATATCTGGTTCTGTCGGTGTTGCCACAACCCGATCAATAGGTGGGTTTTCTTCAATGAACGATGCATTTAACGCTGGCAACGACGCAAAATCTTGTGCAACATGCCAGTTATCTAAACTTTGTGCATAATTACTTCTAAATTGGCCTGTAATCATACTTGGCTTGTACCTGTATTCTGCAAATCGCTCCTGATATCCAAATACCAAATCATCATCTGCTGTACCTTGCGCATAAATTTCTTTGTTGAGAACTGCCTGTTCTCCAATATGCGCCAACGCTGGCCAGTAATAATCCCAGCGATCTTGTCTGCTAAACATTCTGTTTAGACCTTGCTGATATGTTAAATCAGCATAAACATTCACCAAACCAATTATCACACAATGTTCTGTAAAAGACTTACTAAACCCGTGACCACCGAAACCTGTCGTTCCGAATGCCGACATGTTGCCCTGGGGCGTCGTCGTATCGGTTGAACTTGTTTGTGCAATCGGATGAATATTAATTCTATCCCTGCCGCCACCCAGATATTCTGGGCGCTGTAACCGCGCATCTGGTGACGTTACACCGAAGTGGCTTTGAATAATTTCTGTATACCGAGTACCACCGCGTGCATCACGCTCATACAAACGCTGAATTTGAAACGCTTCGCGCAACTCGTTAATTGTTGCAGCTGTAGCTGAAGACAAATCAGCTTCTAAACCGCTTTCATAACTTACAAGGGTTGTTATACCACGGGCAGGGGACCCAACTAAATTACCAGAACTTGCAACATGCTGAACATTAGTTGCCAAACCGTTGACATCTATAACCAAATTACCATCTGCTTGAATAGGTGCTGTAGCACCCAACGGCAGATTTACCGCATCTCCTTTTTGCGGCCAGGGCAAACAACTTGTAAAATAATCATGCCGTTTTCCTCTTTTTACCAGTACATAATCGCTTGCTGTATCCGGGCCATCATCGCGGTCTACAACGAGACTATCCTGTAAATTTTCATCCCGGAACCATTCGTTATAAATAAGATTATAGGCACGTCCGGCTAAATTATTAAATGTCAAATTTACGTCTGTTGGGATTCCAAAATAATCCCACAACGAGCCATTTGCAGCTGTTGTTGTTACTGTTGGGATTAAATAATCTGTACTGTCGCCTGGGTCAGTTTGTTCACCACAAAACTTTTCCCAATTATCCCACACCAACCGGTGTGGTACTGCGAAAAAAAACGTTTCAATATGGATATTATCCATAATTGGATTAATAGGTGTTGCCAATCGACCAAACGCGGTTGTGTTTAACGTAAAAGTATCACCTGGCAACGCTTCGTCGACAAAAATGGGAACAAGGTAACCCGCATCAAAGGTCGTTTTTAGGTCGTGACTACGATTGAATACACTTCTTTGAATGTCAGCTTTTGGAACTCTGCTGAATTCATGTTTCATTTGCGATGGTAGATTACCTTGTGGCCCAAACATTTTTATTCTCCAATTAATGTTTTTATTTCGATAATATCCGCTTTGCTGTCTTGATTTAATGTACCTGTCTCTTCATCGTACATACCAAGACGAGTAAGCGTGAAATCTTGCGGATGCTTTGCAAAAGGATGATCACCTTTTGCAGCATCTTGAATCGCCCTCACAGCTGTTCCATCTGTTGTTTCCAGGAACGGTTGCAAATACAATTTTGCTACATTGTCAAAAACTGCAAACATGGGTTTCTTCATTTTCTTACCTCCTACTACATGTTGTAGGAGATTTTGTGCATAATATAAACTACGCGTCAACAATTTTTTTATGGGTTGTTTTCTTTGTTTTTTCTTGATTCGATCACAATTCACGAATCAATATCTTGAGCCTATTTTCCTTAACAGCCTCTTTTACCCATAATCGATCCATATTTTCATCATATTGATCAATAACTTCTGGCAATTCCTCTTGCCTTTTTGTTTTCACCTTTTCCAACTCTTCTTCACTGAGTTTACTATCATAAAATCGCGGCGGACGAATTTTATATTCTCCTTTTATCACCACATAGTCATGTGGATATACATCATTTTTATACTTATCGAACCAAGTTTTGCCAATTCCAGGCTTTCGCGACATTGTTGCATATTCTGGCTCTATAGGTATCCCCTCCCCAGTAGAGGGATCCCACCTAATATAATGATCTTCTGCATCTTTTCCTTTTATTTTCTTGGTTACATACCTCGCCACATAAGCTGCGCTTTCATATGTGACTTCTCCTATTGTGACAAAACCATATGGCCATAATTCGGCCAAACTTTCGCTCGTATATAACCTTATTTCATCACGGACTTTAAATAATTCTTTATCTTTGAAATCCAAACCAAAGATAATGGCATGGTAATGCGGACGTTGATTTTTTTCGCCGTACTCTCCGCAATGGAAATATCGTATTTCTTTTCCATACCTTTTTCTTAACCTTTTCATAAACCTTTGAAATTCACTTTTATCTAACGATAAAGGATTCTCCCTGGTCGCGAGATATTCGTCATTCATTGTTAATGTTATGAAACAACTTTCCTCATGCATTTGATTTTCATGCATGAGCCTTACAGCCCATTCTTGGCTGTACTTTAACCTGCAACCTATGCATTGCCCGCATGGCAGGTTAAAACCCTTCGCGTAGGGGAAGGGCTTATTGAATACTACCTTCCCACTTTCGCGATATGCTAATAATGGGTGGTAGCATGTCATTAGATTCTATAACCACCACGCATAACTGTTGCGAAATTGCGGCTTTTTACTCGCATTGCTGTTCGTGTAAATAGCTTACCGCTTTTCTTTCGTGACATCGAT